CCGGTGCGCTGCTTATTGGAGGCACAAATATCAGCACTGGCAAGTTGTTTGTTTCCGCAAATATACCTGCTGAAACATCACAGCGAATAGCTTTGTTCTCTGGAAGCGGAGCCGGCGATGCCATTCTTGAAGGAATTGCTATATCTAAGTTTGACAACAACTCCACAACTGCGCAGATCTTCCAGCGTTTCTACATCAACAACGGCACTGGTGGCAGCGGGCAAATTAACGCGAATGGTAGTGGCGCCGCCGCATTTGGAAGTTTTTCAGATGCCAGGTTGAAAGAAAATATCGTCGACATCCCTTCACAACTACAAAATATCTGCAGCTTAAGGCCAGTTGAATTTGATTACAAAGATGGTAGTGGTCATCAAATTGGTTTTATTGCGCAGGAGATGGAGCAGGTATATCCAGACGCTGTTGCCCAGGGTACCGACGACATGCTTACCGTTACTGGTTGGAGCAAAACAGAGGCACGGTTGGTGAAAGCGCTCCAAGAAGCCATCGCCAAGATCGAAACCATCGAAGCCAAAGTTGCAGCCCTTGAGGGCGTGTAGTCCTGCTTGCTAAGGCGGGCAACCGGTCATTTCAAACTGGTTGCCTTTTTCTATTTAAGCAATTGATTATGTCTAACCGTAAAACTCTTAACGGCAAACCAGTAAAACTGCCACCAAAACCTAAGCAAACCAGTCAAGGTAAAAGTAAAAACAGTAAGTTTAAGATGGGTAAAAAGGTTTATCGCGGTCAAGGTAAATGAAAATTATTGCTCCCAAGCGTCTAATGGAGAGCGTGTTTCCTACCGTCAGAAATGGCGGTATTTTTAATACCTCTTCTTTAGACCTTCAATTTGCCCGTACAAAAACTCTTGATCCTCGCATCACCTTCACCCGCGCCAGCAGCGGTACGTTCGTGGGCAGCGACGGGCTGATCAAGACGGCGACGACGAACGAGCCCCGCTTCGATCACAACCCCACGACCGGCGAAAGCCTGGGCCTGCTGGTGGTGACACTACAATTACTGCCAATGGTTCAACTGCGTTTAGCATCCAAAACGTACCTTTTCGAGCTGTTCGAGGTCGTTTGGTAACTATTACTGGCGGTACCCCATCTGTTGAATTTGTGTTTTCTCGTTCTGACTGCTCTAGCTGAGTAAAAACGTAAAAAACTTTAAATTCTATTTGCAGCCCTTGGAGTAATCTTTGGGCTGTTTTTGTTGTTATGTTTTTAAAGAGTTATTTACTTTAGCTATGCCGTTTAAATCTGAAAAGCAGATGCGTTATATGTACTCTCAAGAGCCTGTAATTGCTAAGCGGTGGTCTAAGGAGGCTAAAGCTGCTGGTAAACCGCAAATCCAAAAGGGTGGCAAAATGAAAAAAGGTTACAAAACCAAGTAAGACTATGCCAATCAAACGCGGCGGTAAGACTCGCAGTAACGCTGGTCGCTTTGCTCCTGAAGGTAAAGGAGCTACTCAACGAGGTCGAGGTCTAAAAACCCCTAGTGGTCGTGAAAGGCCTATGCAAACGGCTCGACTGCCTAGGGCCTCTATGCCTGGCACTGTGACCCCTTCAGGAGCTGCTAGGACCTCTAGTGTTGGTCGTGGCGGTGGTGGGGGAGCTATGTCGCGTTTGTCTGTTCCTTTGGCTATCGCTGCTGAAGTTATGAAACCTCGCCCTACGGCTAAGGCTGAACTGACTCCAGAAATGAAGAAGCGGTTTTATGAAGAGAACAAAGGTCGTCGTCAATTGGAACTTCGTGATCAGCAAATGAAAGCTGACAAAGGTTCTTTTGATGATGCGTTCTCTATGGCCCGTAAAACTGGTCGTGAAGAATTTAGTTGGCGTGGTCGTAAGTACAACACCAAAATGAAGTGAGCACGACTATGCCTAAACAAAAACGTAAAAGCTTGCTTGAAATTTTCTCTTCACCTGCTAGAGAAGATCGACTGTATTCCGATGTACCGCGTAAAAACCGTACTTTTTTAGACGCCAAATTAAACGAACTTCCTCGTGACGTTTCTCCCGCTCAACATAATTGGCACGGAGGTCGCCACTGGAATACGCCAGAAAATCGTCGTGGTTTTGGCCCAGGTACAAAAGATAAAATGCCTGGAGCTGATAATAGAAAACCAAAAAGTTACAAACTTCGTGGAGTTACCTAATGGCTAAAGGACCCTGCTGGAAAGGTTACGAAATGGTTGGTACCAAAAAGAAGGGTACTAAAACAGTTCCCAATTGCGTACCTAAAAAATGAAAAGTAAATCTGGTTACGGGATGAAGAAACGGGACACCAAAGTTGCTGGTGGTCCTAGCTTTTTGATTGGTCCCGTTGACGACGAACCAAATCTGTCACCTGAGGAAAGGGCAGCTGATCTTAAAAAGCTTAACAACGCCTTGAAAACTACGCCTCGTGGTCAAGAGATTATTAAAAATGCCAGGAAACTTAGAGCCACGTTAAGGGGCGTTTGATTATGGAACCTTCCTTCATCCTGTCCACTTTTCTTGGTCTTGCTAGCCTTGCTGGCGGTACTTTTGCTTGGTCTCACAAACGGCATTCAGAGTTGGACCGTCGTATTGATCAAGTGGAGATGACGATTCACAAAGAGTTTGTTAGAAAGGACGAGCTAATGCCGATGATGGACCGTATTGACCAACGGATCCAACACATCGACGAAAAACTAGATCGGATCCTACTAAATGACAGACGTATCTCTTCGTGACGTAGTTAAGTATTACAACAACCAAGAACATCAAAACTTTGCTTTGGACTTCCTGCAGGATCAGATTCCTCCAGGGACCATTGCAAAGTTTTCTGATTTGTGGCGGTCTGGTCCTAAGAACAGCATTCCTAGCACTGGGTCTTGGGACGGTGTAGAGCAGCTAGCGCGGGAAGCGGGGGCTAAGTATCCAGAGCTAGTAGCAGCTCAGTGGGCCTTGGAAAGTAACTGGGGTAAACACACATCGGGGACTCATAATTACTTTGGACTTAAAGGCTCTGGTAAGTCCGTAGAAACAACGGAGTATGTAAATGGAGTACCTATTTCTGTTAGGGACGGGTTTCTTAATTTCTCTTCTCTTAAAGAGTGCGTTACATACCTCGTTGAGCGGTGGTACAAAGATTACAAAAGTTATAAAGGTGTCAACAACGCCTCCAGTGCAACAGAAGCAGCTAAACAACTAGCTAAACAGGGATACGCAACAGATCCTGCTTATACTGACAAACTTATTAATCTTGTTAGTCGTAATCCTAATAAATCAAAAGTATTAGCAAAACAAGTAATACTAAAGGTACCTTACGAGTACCAAAACGACAACAAAAGTGGCACTGGGTATCGAGAGTGTTTCTCTAGTAGCTGTGCAATGGTGGCTGAGTTTTACGGCAAGGTAAAAACAGACGATGAATATAACGCCATTAGGAAGCGGTATGGCGATTCAACAGACGCTCAAGCACAAATCAAAACTCTTAAGCATTTAGGGCTTGATGCGAGCTTCACTCAGAGAGGCACCCAGGAGCTTCTACAAGGCGAGTTAGACGCTGGTAGGCCCGTAGTAGCTGGATGGCTCCACAAGGGCCCTGTAGGCGATCCTGGTGGCTCTGGGCACTATTCTGTAGTAATTGGGTACACAGAAGGTGCTTGGATTCAGAACGATCCAAACGGTGAAGCAAATATGGTCAACGGTGGTTACATCAACCACACAGGAGGAAAAGGTGTTGCGTATTCCAAAAAGAACTGGAACAAAAGGTGGTTAGTAGAAGGCCCAGGATCTGGCTGGGCTATTTTGATTAAGAAACCTGGGTAAATGTTATGGACTTTTCTGATCCTCAAGTTCAAGCTGCTTTGTGGCTTGCTGCGTTTGCAGCTTCTGAAATCATTGGTGTGTCTAAGTTGAAGCAAAACAGCCTCGTACAATTGGGGTTGAAACTATTTCGTGTTGCTTATGGCAGCCTCGCCAAAAAAGTCTCTAAATAAGACTGAAGGTCTAGCTTCGGATGATGATCTGTTTAGTCTTCACCGCTTGGTGGCTACTAAACTGATCGATCAGCTGAATCGTGACGACGTAAAAGCTTCTGACCTTGCTAACGCTATTAAGTTCCTGAAGGACCAAGGTATTACTGCTCTTAACGGTGGTGATGTCTCTGCTATTTCTGAAATGATTTCTGCGCTTCCAGATGTCGATATCAAGAAGGTTCGCAGTTATATTGGTGCTTAGGAACTAAAACTTCCTATATGTACCAAGCAGAGCCCCCGGTATGGTGACTAGATCGCCTGCTGGGGGTTTTGTCTATTTAAGCCCTGACGATGTTATGGCTAACCTTCAAGCGTTGCAGCGTAAAGAAGCCGTTCGTCAATGGAGACAGTCAATCAAAGAAGCGTTTAGCAACCGGTGTGCTTACTGCGGTGAGCATCACGAAGAACTCACTCTTGATCACGTTCAACCCAAGACCCGTGGAGGTCAAGACGTATCAACAAACGTAGTTCCTGCTTGTCAGCGTTGTAACCACAACAAAGGCTCAGAGCACTGGATGATGTGGTATCAGCGCAAACCTTACTACTGTGAGGAGCGTAAGCAGACCATCCTCCAATGGATCAATTCGACGAGATTTACCAATCCTTACCCAATAGCGGTGTAGATCTACCGCCTTGGCCAAAGGTAGAACTGACGCTTGAACAGCAGTTTCGTGTGGCTGCTATTGAGCGTGACCTACCTACCGTAAGCAAAGAAACCCTTCAAGACCTTTTGATTGCTTACGTAAAGATGAACCTGTTGCTGCAGAATAACTTGAGCCAAGTTTTTAAGTGGGCTCATAGCAATGGCACGGCAAAGCAAACAGACTGAACAGATTATTCAGGAAGCGGTAGAAAGTTTTCCAATCTTTGCTACTCACCTTTGGCATTACCTACGGCTTCCTAGCCCAACACCGGTCCAATACCAAGTAGCTGACTTTCTACAAAGCGGTCCTAGCCGTCGCATCATCATGGCTTACCGAGGCTGTGGTAAGTCGTTTTTGACAGCTGGTTACGTACTTTGGAGACTCCGTAGGGATCCAAACTGTAAGGTCTTGGTGATCTCTGCAGCTCAAGACCGTGCTGATGCGTTCTCCGTGTTTTGCCATGACTTGTTACGCAACTGGTTTATGGTCAAAGACCTTTTCCCTAGCGACACGCAACGGTTTAGTAAGGTTGCTTTTGACGTTTACGGCGCAAAACCAGACCAGTCTCCTTCGGTACGTTCCAGCGGTATCTTTGGTCAAATTACTGGCTCCCGTGCTGACCTCATCGTTGCTGACGACGTTGAGACACCCCAGTCCTGTGAAACTCAACTGATTCGAGACAAGCTCCGGGAGTCCATTAAAGAGTTTGACTCTGTGATCAAGCCTGGTGGTGAGATCGTGTTTCTTGGTACGCCTCACACCCAAGACAGTGTTTACGCAAAGCTTGAGGTCTCTGGTTACAACGTAAGGATCTGGCCTGCTCTGTATCCAACCGGTAAAAAGCTTAAAAGCTATTACGGTGACCGTCTAGCACCCAAGATCCAAGCCGATCTAGAAGCTGATAAAGGCCTCGCTGGACACCCTGTAGACCCTGAACGTTTTGACTGGGCTGAACTGGAAGCTCGTCAGCTCTCTATCGGTCGTTCAACGTTCAACCTGCAGTTCCTGTTGGACATCAGCCTGAGTGATGAGGAGCGGTTTCCTCTCAAGCTCAGAGACCTTTGTGTGTTCCGTTTAAACCGTGAAAACGGCCCTAATAAAGTCGTGTGGCTTGCTAACGGCGATAAAGCCCTTGACCTACCCTCAGTCGGTCTTCATGGTGATCTGTTTTACAAACCGGCCCAAATAGGGGATGAATTTCTTGAATACACCGGGGTGGTCATGGCCGTTGACCCTTCTGGACGCGGCAGTGACGAGCTTGGCTACGCAGTAGTGGCTTACTTGAACGGTAATTTGTTCCTCCTCTCCAGTGGTGGCCTTAGGGGTGGTTACAGCGAACCGAACCTCAAAAAGCTGGCCCTCATCGCTAAAGAGTTCAAGGTCAAGCAAATACTTGTTGAAAGTAACCTCGGCCTCGGTATGTTCTCCGAGCTTCTTAAGCGATACCTCGGAACGATTTACCCCTGCACTGTTGAAGAGGTTCGACACACAAAGCAAAAGGAACTCCGCATTATCGACACCCTTGAGCCTGTCCTTAACCAACACCGGCTCATGGTTGACACTGACGTAATCACTAACGACATTGCCTCCACAGAGTGCTACCCAGGCGAAGTCAGAAGCCAATATCAACTGTTTTTCCAGCTGACAAGGATTACCAAAGAGAAAAACAGCATCAGGCATGACGACCGCTTAGACGCCTTAGCAATGGCTGTTCAGTATTTTACTGAGTCGATGGCTGTTACAGAACAAAAAGCTATCGCTGCTAGGGAAGCAGAACAGTGGGAACTGGAACGAAAGTTTGTCCAAGGTGACGGTGGTCTCTCTATTGATGCTCTTGGATACGCCAGATCCCTTGAAGACCTTCAAAAAGCCCTCTACGCCACCTCAGGAGCCTCTAATTGGCTAGAGGACCTCTAGAAGACTCTAGGAGGCTTTAAAAGGCCCTTTGGCTACCCTGACACCTAAAACGGCTTAAAGGGGCCTTAGAGAGTCTTCTGGGGGCCTCTCAGAAGGGTTTACGGTAAAAGCCCCTCTAGGTGATACGCAAAGAGACCCCCCTTTAAGAGATACGCTCTTGGAGAGGGGTACTTGACAGCGTAGTTAGACTCCTTTTAAAGGTATTTAAAGAGGTACTTAAAGAGTCTTCTTTAAAAGAGGTCTTTAGCTGTTACCTCTTTAAGACCTCTTTCTTAAAGACCTTTTAAAAAGACCCATTTAAGACCAGTTAGACAGCCTTTAAACAGCTGCTTAAAGCCCTAAGCTGCTTAAGCCAGTTACAAGGGCTTTAACGATGGACAGGGTAAAGCTGATCACAGTCACACCTGATGCAGAAGACCTAGTGGTCTATATGGCTAGGGTCAGTAACCCCAGTAATCAAAGTAATAACCAAGGATCAGAAAAACTTATTAAATACTTGATCAACCATAAGCATTGGTCACCCTTTGAAATGGTTCATATGGTCCTGGAGATAAACACCACTAGATCTATCTCTGCTCAAATACTTCGACATAGGTCTTTCAGCTTTCAAGAATTTAGTCAGCGATACGCAGATACAGAAGCTATTGGTTATGCCAAAGCTCCTCACCTCAGAAGACAAGACCTGACAAACAGGCAGAACAGTATTGATGATCTAGATACAGCTAAAACTCAGATCTATTACAGGCGTATTGGTCAGCTGTTTGAAGAGGCTCAAGATCTGTACCGAGAGATGGTATCCAGTGGTGTAGCTAAAGAGTGTGCTCGTGAAGTTCTTCCCCTAGCTACTCCAACCAGGATGTATATGGCTGGTTCAATCAGAAGCTGGATCCACTACATTGATCTACGGTCTCAAAATGGGACTCAACTAGAACACTTGCAACTAGCTAACGAAGCTAAACAAATCTTTTGTAAAGAGTTGCCTACTATTGGTAAAGCTCTTGACTGGTTATGACAAAGCGTAACTACCGTAAGGAATACGACAATTACCACTCCAAACCAGAACAAAGAGAAAACAGATCAAGCCGTAACAAAGCTCGACGTAAAGCTGTAAAAGCTGGTTACAACGTTAACGGTAAAGACGTAGATCACAAAGACGGTAACCCCCGTAATAACAGCTCTAAAAACCTTCAAGTGGTCAGTAAGAGCTACAACAGGTCGAAGAAGTAATTAGAGGGCTTTTTAGGGGCTCCTAAAGGGCTCTCAGAAGGGTTTATAGTTGTGTTGGCCTTAGGGTTCGGTTCAGGAGGCGTCCGATAACGTCTCCCCGATTTTAAGTTGAAGGTAGATAAAAGGTTTAAGGGGGTCCTAAAGGGCTCCTTTTTTATTTTTGATGGGGTGAAAGGGTTTTGCTTCAGATTTTTGAGCCCTAGTTAGCGTATCGCCCCGGCCCCAAACCCCCCTTGGGGGCCTTTAAAGGGCCTATAAACACATGCCGATGCCGTTATAGGGGGGCATAACGATGGCAATTGATAAGGCAATTAGAGGGTTTTAAGGGGATTGATAAGTTTGGCTAATCACATGTACACGCGCGCGCTTGGCCACATCTAGGTGCCCTCTGAGAGCCCTCTGAGAGCCTTCAGACAGCCTTCAGACAGCCTTCAGACAGCCTTCAGACAGCCTTCACTACCATCCCCACTTAAAGCTTCTGCAGGCCTGCTGCAGGACCTTCCAGAGGCCTCTGAACTGACTGTTACGGATTACAACAGGATCAGTAGCCTCTAGCCCTACCTGGCACTGATCAGGGTCTATAGTTCCGTCAAGCGAGCCGAGAGGGCTTGCTGCTTTCCCTTTTCCTTTCAAACCTTGAAACCAATTACTTTTAAACTTGAGAGCCACTACGGCCTTACGAGAGCCTATCCAGTAAGTCAGGAAGCCATCCTCCTGCTTCGCTTGACAGGCACTAAAACATTGATTCCTAGCGCTCTAGGCACCATTGCAGCTTTAGGTTTCCTTTGTGTTGATACAGAGGGCAACGAGATCACCGTTAGCCAGTTGTACTGATGAAAGAATTTATCCTGTCTACCCTCGCTGTTTGTGCTCTGGTCTTTATGGCAATCGATGAGGCAAGCGATAGCTCAGTAACTCACAGTGGTACTCAACGTGTTGTTCTAATTAGGTGAACAACCCAGCGTTCTATTTGTTCAACTCCTGGTGTGAAGACCAACTATCACGCTGGGAGCTT